TCGGGAACGTAGTTCCAGTGGCTCAACACCATAGACAGGGGCTGTAACGGGTCATGGAAGAGCGTATTGAAGTCCGCCCACAGCCACGGCCAGAGAAGAACGACGGTGGCAGCGACGACGATGACATACTTCAGACTACCGGCAAGAAGCCGGGCAGGATTGACCTTATGTTTACTATAATAGATGAAAGACGCGTAGACGAGAGCGATGACCGGGACGATCAACAGGCCATTCAGCCTCGTGTCGATCGTCAGCCCCATCGCCACGGCCGACGCGGCATAGTAGCGGCGACTGCCCGACTTCAGGGCTTTATAGAACAGGAAGACGGTCGCCGTGAAGAACAGCGCCAGCGGCGTTTCCAGGCCGGCAATCTGCCCATAGCCGACCATCGCCGGCATAAGCGCCAGCATGGCCCCCGCGAGGATACCCGTCCGATCATCGAACAGGTCCCGCCCCAGGAGGTAGACCAGCACGCAGGTCAGCGCACTCATGAGCGCGCTGGCGTATTTCGCAATAAGGATAGCGCCGAGGTCGTACACGGGACCGTGGAAGACGCCGATGGCGATGGCATATATGAACTTGGCCACCTGCGGATGCTCGTAGTTAACCGACCAGGTGACCGAGTTGAAGAACGACAGCTTCGGGAGGAACGTCAGATACGTTATCGCTGTCCCGACGTAGGTCGTCTCGTCCCAGGTGATCCCGGCATCGAGAATACCATAGGCCCGCACCGCGAACGCGAGAAGAAAGATCAGTCCGGCAATGAGCAGTACACTATTCAGAGTATTATTCCGGCTATTACCCCGATCTTTTTTAACCTCGCTCCCCTTTTTTTCCACCACAGTTACCTCTAATATCAAAGAGTAATTCTAATATAATAAATTTCTTATTGAGCACTATCCGTTATGTTTAAAGGTATAAATATTACAAATTAATCCACAGCTCTGAGAAAAATGAAAATGCTTCCAGTCCCGAAAATGGGAAGAAAAAGTAAAAATGTAGCTTTGAACAATGACCCGGACACCGACTTGTTACCTGCCCGGGGCCGTGAATCCGGTAATTTTTACGAACGCATCCACCGCAATCCTGACCTGGAGTTCGGGTGCCTGGACAAGTGTGTTGCTGATAGCCACATTAAACAGCGGATTACCGCGTTTGATCGGATCGGCGATCAGATCCTCGGCGCGTTCCCCGTACCACGCGATGAGCAGCTTCAGGGGCGTGGCGGACAGGACCATCTGGTTGTACAGTTCCATGTTCGTCGGCGGCATGTCCGCCCCGAAGGGGTTCTTCCGGAGACTTTTAAGCCGTCCCGCGGCAGGGTCGATCATCACGCCTTTCATCTCGTTGTTCTTATCGCCTTTGAAGCAGGGCATCCAGGGCATGCCGTTAGGTATCTGTTCGATACAATCGGTACAGCTGTCCCCGTAGGCTGCCTTCCAGGCTTGCTCGTCGATGACGGCAATTTCCCCGCCTGCGTCCGCATCGTACCGGACGCCTGTCCACGCAGGCCACCGGACTTCCGGAACGGATGTGTCCGCCCCGTCCTCCGGGACAACGGCCGGGGGAGAGACCGACTCCAGGGTTCCCGCCAGATCGTCATATAGCTTCTTCAGCTCGACGACAGTCTCGCCCAACTCCCGGACCGCATCGCTCACGTCCCAGTTGTACTTTCTCTTCGCCACGCCGACCAGGTAGAAGCCGCTGACGAAAATGGCCCCGCTGATGCCGAGAGCACCCAGCATGAAAACCGCCTGGAGCCACGGCGAGAGCGACCTGAACCAGTCCCAGCACAGGATGATCAGCGTAAGCGGGCTTATCCCCGCAACCACCGCTGCCCCCTGAGCTACTGCCTTCTTGATATTTCCCTCTGTCATGCTTGACCCCCTGTCCCCTTCTTCCCATCGTTTAACGACCCGGGAAGCGGTCGTATCTCATCCCTGGCCCCACACAGTGGTGGCGATGAACACGGCGAGCGCGACACACGCGCTGATGACACCGCCGATGACCCGGTCAGCCCACCGGTTCCCGGCCTTCTGGCTCGTCTCCAGGATAATGACCCGGGCGGCCAGGCCGTCGTACCGGTCGTCCTCCGCCCGGCAGTTATTCATTATCTCGTCGATCTTCCCGAAAATGACGTCCTGCCGGCTGAAGATCTCTTCCTGCCGGGTCTCGATCCGGGCGAGCCGGTCGATCGTCTCCCGCTGGAACGCCTCATCGCTCAAGCACTGTCACCTCCCTTACCAACTTTAAGCCCGGCTATTTTTTGCCTTCTCGCCGGCCGTCCTACCATGCTAACCGTAATTCATGCCACCTGTTCTCAGTTGTCGTCTTATTTTTCCGACATATTTCCGCAAGCTGCCGTGCTCATCTTTATTTCTGCGGCAGGGCCGTGGCTGCCCCTATGTGTCTCGGAAGGGCGATCTTCCGCTTCAGGAACCTGCCCTTATCCGATTCCACCCCGAGAGCCTGGCCCGACGCCCACCGGCGCTTCGTACCTGTCCACGTCATCATTTTATACACCTCAAGCGATGCTCCGTAAGCCGCCGACTAGTACTTGATGATAAACATCACGGAGACGTTCCGGGGCCGGGTCTCGACCGTGTTCAGCGAAGTCCCTCCGTCGTATCCGCCGTCGGTGGGTGCATCACTCGGGCTAGAGCTGCTGCCGGGATATGCGCCGGGGTTGCCGCCGGTATTCGCTTGCGCAGCATACTTGTGCGTATGCCTCTTGATGGCGTCAGCTTGCGCTGTGCCGAGACTTCGTCCGCTATCCACGCCCCTGCCATGGTCCCAGCCACGGGGGAACTCGCCCCGCATTTCGGGCACGTTGAACGTGGTGCTGCCATCACCCGCGCCGTAGTTCGTACCGATCGCAGCGAACAGGGCTGCATACTGGCCAGTACGGCTCACAGCCTGACCGTTGCATTCCAGCCACCGGGATGGTGGAGAGGTGCCGCCGTACATCATTATGACCCCGGCAGAGGGAATGTCAGTGGCGTGGAAGCCGTCTAGGCTGTCGGCGTCTAGCCCGCTGCCGCTGCCATCGTTGCCCGCGTGAAAGATCTTGTTGCCGTTGTACTGCGGGTCCCCCGTCCCGTTCGTGGGCAATTGGTACACCCGCGTACCCGCCGCATTCTCGATACCAATCCCCTCGGTATCATCGCTTGCTTTTAACCTCAGGCTGCTGCCGCTCTTCTTGTAGACCTTAGCGCCGCCGTACAGGGTCACGCCCTTGTCGTCCGCGCTGAAGGACAGATCGTTGCTCATGGAGTCGCCGGTCTTCGCTACTTTCTGGTCGATCCTCGTGTCGTGATCGGCCAGTGCGTTGTCGAAATCGTTGCACACCTGGGCGGTGATCGGCGTGCTGCCGCTAGCTCCGTTCTGGAATCCGCCCGGCTGATAATGTTTAGTGTACGTCATCTTTTTACCTCCGTCATATTACGTCGAAGATCGTGGTCACATCCACCTGCCACGACTCCAGGTTCGTCTTGGTTCGCGAGTACAATACACGCGCTAACATGACGCCGCTGTCCCGGGCGCTTGTGGCCCCCGGGCCGCCGAACAGGGCAAGCTCCTTGATGCTGGTATTGCCCTGTTCCGCGGGTATTTTGGTGATTATTTTCTCGGTACCGTTGGCGATCGGGCTATAGCTCGTGATCTGCAATCGGCCGATCTCGTTGTCCAGCCGCGTTTGGCCGGGTGTCGGATCACTGGTACCGTTGCCCCAGGCTAGATACGTCATAATCGCGTTTGAGCCCGTGAGCGAATCTCTCAACAAATTCCTGCCTGTTGTCGTTATCATCTCGTCACCTTCTCGTTAGCATGGATACACGTTCGTATTCGGATAAGTGGCCGGGTCCGGAAGCGGACAGGCGTTCACCGTCACTAGGAAGGCGTCAGACACAGTCATCCGCTCGGTGTCGGACACCAGGATGATGACCGATTCTCCGCCGGAATCCTCGGTGATCACCGGCGGTCCGCCCAGCTCCGCCATGGATTTGGCCCAGGAGCCCACCACGGGGCCATCCACGACGGAGACACCGTAGGTCAGCGTATTGCCATTGTCCTTAGTCTCCACCTTTTCCACGAGCATTTCCCCCACCAGGAAATGCTCGGGCACGTTCACCTGCGCGATCTGCCCCGGCTCGAGGCCCGGCCGGTTCGTGGAGAACTCGAAGCGGCGGGAGACTACACCGTACTTGCTCAGCTTGCTGTTCGCGATGTCCAGGCTCGCGTTGGTATCCGTCGTGAGCGTCGCCTCCATGACGTCGTCCACATAACCGGTGCCGCCCTCGACGGCCTTCCGGTCCTGGATCGCCGCCGTATTCTCACCCATGATCACGATGTCGTACATTCCTTTGTACGCAATGTTGAGGGTGTCCGTAGTGGCGAGGACTGTCCCGATGGTGGTGTCTTGAGTGATCGTGTTGTCGCCTTTGCTCCAGTAAAATTCCTTCCCGGAATCCGAGCCCCTGATGCCGACTGTCTTAGACGCGGTATTGACGCTGATGATCGGCTCCTCAGCGATCGGGTAACCCACTGTCCAGCTGGTCGCCGTGTTATCGCCCTTTTTATGTTCGGTCTGCACGCTTGTAAGCTGCTTGACACCCAGCACGTACTGGCGGTTCCTGTAATCCGGGGCTTCGCTGCCCAGAGTCTCCGTGTTCTTCAGGATGTCTGCGCTGGTGATCGTCCAGGGCGCCGGGTAAGCGTCTCGCGGCTTGAAGTGCAGCCAGCGGTACGAGTCGATGTACCAGGTGTAATCACTGCCCTCGGCGAGACTGGCGATGGCCTCGGCGCTCTTGATGTACCGGAACCGCTTCTCCACGACATCGGCGCCGGCGTCGATGGTCGTCGCCGCGGTCAGCGAGCCGTTAAGTGGCATGTAGTAGGTCGTGCCCGGGTCGGGGACCAGCCGTGTGAGCCCGGACCGGGATATGAGCTCGTCGTCGCTGCGCGGCCGGTTTGATACCATGAGGTCGCTCACCCAGGTGTTGGCCCGCTGATTGGGCCCGGCGACGGAAGGCCAGAAGCCAATGCTGGCGCTTTCCGCCATCACTATAGGCAGTTTGGGATTCAATGATCGGAACTTGATCCCGTCGATGAATAACGCTGCCTCGCTTGAGGCCCAGCGCAAGGCGATTCGGTGAAGCCCGTTGTCAAATTCGAAGGTATTGATGCCAGTGCTGACTCCGGTGGCATCGCTCAGGGTGAACTTGAAACCCCCTGCAGACCCATGCCTGATGGTCAGCAGGTTATTGCTTGTGGCGCTGTTCGGGACGTGGGCGAACAGGTACCGATCGCTGGCGTTATTTTTCAGGGCGTCAGTGACGTTGACGATGAACTCAATGGTCCCGCAGGTGAGGTTCAGGACGTTCGTGGCGGGGATCGTCAGCGTTTCCCCGGATA